AAGATCATCCTATTGTATATTATCCAATATCTGAAACTTACAATAGCCTAGTTGGCACGTACCAAGACGTTGTTAATAACTACGCAACATATCAGGCATTTCAAAATGACTTTGCAACATATCAAACTGTTACATCTAATACAATATACGATCATTCTGGCTGTGGGAATAACGGAACATATCAAGGAAATTTAACAAGCGTATTTCTTCCTTTAACATCTGGAGGCACCCATGCTGCTAATATAACAGATACAAATTATATGACTGTTCCAGTAACTTATGATTATTATGGGTCTACCGCCTCTGGCGGGTTAGGAACAAAATATACTTCAGATAATGATTTTACTCTAGAGGCCTGGATATATACTAAAATATCTACAACTAATATAGCAACCATATTTGCAGATCCTACAAATAACGTAGGCTTATTCTGGCAACGTGGAAATTTAATATTTAAATTAAATTCAGAGATTTTAAACTATACAGTTCCAAACTTTAGAAAATCTTTACATGTAGTTGCAGTATATTCAGTTTCAGATATGTCTATATATGTAGATGGCGAGATAGTTGCAACTAAATCTTTATCAAATTTTGAATTTACAAACACCTCTTTAAATCTACAAATTGGAACTACAGGAAATGCTTCGGATTCTTTTATTGTAGATGATCCAGCAATATATAGATATGCCCTCAGTTCATCTCAAATATTAAATCATTATAATGATAATGGTTTTGTAAATCCTATTCAAATAGCTAATCCAGACGGAGGACAATTGTTTGAGTTTTATGACAATGGAATAAATAGACAATTTAGATATAGCTATCCATCTAATAAGTCTTGGGACTATTTCTTAACAAGTGATTTATATTATTATGGACTAGAAAATTCTATAGCCATTGCGTACTCATCTGCTGCGGTATCAAAAACAGTTTATTTAACAGACCTAGTATCTATTCCATTAGGAATAACTATGGACTCATCAAAAATTGAATGGCAGGGCGATAACGGAATAACGGTAGAGACAAGTGTAGATAATTCTACTTGGGTTCAATGTATCAATGGCCAATCTATACCTCAATATAAATTAGGATCTTTTAGCTCAACAGGTCTTGTGTACATAAAAATAACTATGGCAACAACTGACAACAGTAAGTATCTACCTAAGCTTTATAACTTAACCCTTTCATTTTATAATGATCAAGTAGTATATGCTCAAAATGCTGGAAGCTATATGTCGACATTTGATGGGCTATCTGGAATTAGTAATACTGCAATTAGTCTAGGAGATAATAAATATCCTATTCTTTCTAGGAATTTTAAAAATGGAATTAAGGTAACAGCAAATGCTGGATTTTATATTAATGCTAATATTCCAGTCAGCACTATAGAGTTCTTTTATACCCCAGATGCTTTAACCAATAGTGGTCTTGTAAACACCCTTTCTGGATCAGGATATGCCGCCTCAAACTATTCTTGGAACAGTGGCGGAACAATCAGTAAAACTAATATTAATTCAATATATGTTAATGGGGTCAATAAAACATCGGCTACAAGCGTCTCAGACGTCTTTACAGCCAATGATCTGCATCATGTGGTTATAACATATACCAGCGCTATCTCAGGGGCTATAAGGTTCAGTTACTCCCTAATTGCAACGGTAGCAGCATTAATTCAGAATTTAGGGCTATACCAAACTCAATTTACTGGTAGTCAAATATTAAACCATTATGATCTCTATATCAGTAAGCCTTCCGCTACGGCAGAAGATTCGTCTATTACCTTGACAGAAAATTCAGTTAAGGCGTATAATAATGAATGGCTGGTTATTCAAAACGTATAATTTGTCATATCCTATGACAAAATCTGGACTTTAATTAGAAACAATGGTAGAATAAATACCTAATGGATATCAAATCAGTTAAAAGATCATTTGTTGAAGAGACTACCCTTGGAATATATGTTTGGGAAATTGACGGCAAATGGGTTGGCGATGACGAAGGAAATTTTCTTTCTATTACCTCTAAAAAAGGAAATCGTCAAAGAATTGAATTGTTAAGAAAAGCTGTTTCTCATTATGGCGTAAATCGAGGAGAGCCGTTATTTTTAGCAGGACGTAGGAAAATTGATGATGAGGAATTTAATCATCAGAAGCAAAGGTTGGACTGGGGACTAACTCCAGATCCGATGGATATTGGCGAATACAAGGATCAAATGAGAGCCTTAAAAAAGGGCGGACCAGCAACTAGATAGTTGCTAAGGAGATAATATGGAATTTATAGATGACATCAAAACCGTTAATACAGACATCAACATATCAAATGAATCCGACTGGATTAAATTTAACAATAAAACAATAGTAGAGAATGACCCCTTTAATATTGAGGGAGCAGAACTTAAAAAAATTAATGGACTAAGCCCAACATTTCGTAGAAAAATTTCTAGAGATATTGAGAAAAGATTTGTAGGACAAGACCAAGCAGCCAGCCAGCAAAATTTATTAGCCCAAGCAATAACTGGCTATGCGATGTTTGATCTAGTAGAGTCTCCTTACAACCTAGACTACCTTTCAAGAATTTATGAAATTTCTCCATACAACTATGCAGCAATTAATGCTAAGGTTGCAAATATTGTTGGCTTAGGATACACCTTTGTTGAAACAAGAAAAGCTAATGAGGCACTAGATAATATTTCTGATGAGAAGCAGTTAGATCGTGCTCGTCGTAAATTAAACAAGTTGCGTCAAGACCTAGAATCTTGGCTTGAAGAAACAAATGAAGAAGAAACATTTATTGAAACTCTAATTAAAGTATACACAGATCTAGAGGCAACTGGCAACGGCTACCTTGAAGTAAGTAGAACAACATCAGGCAATATTGGATATCTGGGACATATCCCAGCAAAGACTTTACGTGTTCGTAGACTAAGAGATGGCTTTATTCAATTGCTTTACGGCAAGGCTGTTTACTTTAGAAACTTTGGAGACCTAGAAACTCCTAATCCAATTACCACTTCAGAAGACAGACCAAATGAAATAATTCATTTTAAGAAGTATACGCCTATGAATAACTACTATGGAATTCCAGACATCATTGCTTCTCAGAACGCAATGGCAGGAAACGAATTTGCTGGAAAGTACAACCTTGATTATTTTGAAAACAAGGCTGTTCCAAGATATATCATTACAGTAAAGGGAGCAAAGCTTGCCCCAGAGTCAGAGCGTAAATTGCTTGAGTTTTTCCAGGTAGGCCTAAAGGGTAAAAACCATAGATCCCTATATGTGCCTCTTCCAGCAGATAGTCCTGATTCAAAAGTTGAATTTAAGATGGAGCCAATTGAGGCAAATTCTCAAGAGTCATCATTTAACGTTTATAGAAAATCAAATAGAGATGAAATTCTTTTATCTCACAGAGTACCAATTAGCAAAATTGGTTTACCCGAGGGAGTCAATTTAGCATCAGCTAGAGACTCAGATAAAATGTTTAAAGAGCAGGTATGTCGACCAGCACAGGATATTTTAGAAAAGAAATTAAATAAAATTATTGCTGAAAAGACAGATGTATTATTAATTAAATTTAATGAACTTACCCTTACAGATGAGGATACTCAGTCTAAAATTGATGAGAGATATTTGAGAATGCAGGTAATTACCCCCAATGAAGTTCGTATTAGAAAAGGCATGGTTCCTATTGAAAATGGGGATAAAGTTGTAGAATTAAAGCCACAACAGGCTGCCGAACAAACTGCTCAAGCCATGAATTCTCGTCAAAGGACTCAGCAAAGAGATGCAAATTCCCCAGACGTTTCGGGTGAAGCAAGGAACCCAAAGGGCGAAGGTAGAGTCACAGCTTAATTATTAGGCAACCAGTTATTTGCCTTTTGACGTATACAAGTATAAAATTAAGCATATGAATATTGAAAAATCCAATTGGTCATCTAATGGCGACAACATTGTACTTTCTGTCCCATTTACAAAAGTCAATCGTGAAAAAAGAACAGTATCAGGATTTGCTACATTAGATAATGTAGATCAAACAGGTGACGTAGTAACTGCAGATGCAAGCATGAAGGCCTTTGAAAATTTCAGAGGAAACCTTAGAGAAATGCATCAACCAATTGCTGTTGGAAAAGTTGTATCATTCAAGCCAGAAACATTTTATGACCCAGAGAAAAAAGAATTTTTTAACGGAGTTTATGTAGACGCATATATTTCAAAGGGATCTCAAGATACTTGGGAAAAAGTTTTAGATGGCACACTTCAAGGATTCTCTATTGGCGGAAAAATTAAAGAGTCAGAGAATGAAGTAAATAAGTCAACAGGTCAATCAGTTAGATTTATCAAGGATTACGATTTGATGGAGCTATCAATTGTAGATTCTCCAGCAAACGAACTATGTAACATTTTGTCAATTTCAAAGGTAAACGGACAACTTGTGTTTAAGGGTATGGCGGCAGATGTAGTTACAGAAAACATTTTTTATTGTGAAGAAAGTGATTCAGTTTTTATCTCAACAGATAAAACATATGACTCGCCAGTATCTGGAAAGCCAGCCGAGTTAATCGGGTGGGTAGAAAGTTCAGATGCAAACAAGTCAAAAGAAATAGATAAGATTCTTGCTTCATTTAAGAAGTCAAGATTACCGTTGCCTGCAATACAAACAATTGCAAAACAGGCAAACGCAGATGGAGGTAATAACGTGTCAGACAATACAGAAAACGTAGTTGCAGAAGATGCAGTAGCACCTGAAGCAATCGTAGAAGCACCAGCAGTTGCAGAAGATGCAGCAGTTGAGGCAGTTGAAACCGTTGAAGCCGAAACTCTGGAAAAGGCAGCCGATGTATCAGAAGTTGAGGTTGATGAACCTGATTTTGCAAAGATGCTAGGTGACCTAAAAGGCTTCTTCTCAGAGACTTTAAACAAAGCTTCTGAAGCAAACTCAGCTCAAGTATCAGCAATCAAAGAAACTGTTGAAACATTTAGCAAGAGTGTAGACGGCCGAATTTCAGAATTGGCAGAACAACATAAGGCATTAATTAATGCCGTAACAGAAATACGTGGCACCATTGATGGTGTGCAAAAGCGTGTTGACGCAGTAGAAAATGATACTGCAATTAAGAAGTCCTCTGACCTTGGCGGGTCAAAGGAAGCAACAATTAAAAAATCTAAATGGAATGGTTCTTTTCTCGGTTCCGTACAAGAAATTTTCAATTAAAAAAAAGGTAGGTAAAAAATATGAGTAATGAAACATTAGAAAAAGCAATCGCAGCAGGCACAACCGCAACAGCTGGAATGACAGGGTCTGCAGTAGCAACCACTGGCGTTCACGTAGGTTCCGAGGGTGAAGGCGGATTACTAAATCCAGAACAGTCAGCTCGTTTCTTAGACTATATGTTCGACGCAACCGTAATTGGTAAAGTTGCACGTACAGTAAGAATGAAGTCTGATACAACTGAACTTGATCGCATGTCAGTAGGCGAGAAGCTTATGAAACTAGCGACAGAAGGAGATAACGACGCTGCAAACAGTGGAGTATCTTTCTCAAAAATTAGTTTAACAACTAAGAAACTTCGCTTGGATTGGGAGCTTTCAACTGAGTCTCTAGAAGACAACATTGAAGGTCCAGATCTAGAAGACCACATCGCCCGTATGATGGCAACACAAGCAGGAAACGACATCGAAGATGTTGTTCTTAACGGTGATACATCACTAACAGGAGACGCTCTTTACAAGTCATTTGATGGCGTTGTAAAGAAGGCAAAGGCTAGCGGCACAGTAGTTGCTGGAGCTGGCGCAGAAGTAAGTCGTGAACTATTCAACAAGGCACTTAAGGCTATGCCACGTAAGTACAAGCAACGCCGTGGAGATCTTAGATTCCTTGCTGGATCAAACTTGATTCAGGACTTCCTATACAAGAACAGCATTGGTACAAACCAGACAATTCCACAAGATATTGCTTCAAGCATTATCCGTGGAGCAACTGAGCCACTAGGTGGTCCAGCTGGTTACGTAGCACCATTTGCTTTCGGTATTCCAATCGTTGAGGTTCCTCTATTAAACGAGGCCCAAACTGGTAGCTATTCAAGCCCATCAGGTTCACACGGTGATATCCACTTAACATTCCCAAATAACGTAGTTATTGGTGTTAAGCGTGATGTAACTGTTTACCGATTCTTCCAGCCACGTAAGGACTCAGTCGAGTACACATTGTATACTCGAGTTGGCGTTCAAATCGAGCAGGCAAATGCATGGGTAGTTGTAAAAGATGTTAAGGTATCTTCTTAATAAGTAGATCCATACATGATCTTAATGGGCCTGGAGTAATCTAGGCCCATTATCTATTGTATATAAACACCTTTCCATTTAACATTAATAATGCTATAATTAATAAACTTAGACAAAGGAGATTATTGTGTCATTTGAGACATTAAAAATATCTGAACTAAAAAAGATCGCTGAAGATTTTGGCGTAGAAACAGAACAATCTAAAAACAAGACCGATGTTATTGCAGCTCTAGCGGAAGAAGGAGTAACTTGGGCGGTTTACCAAAAGACAATTAAAGACATTACTGAGGCTTTAGAAGAGGCTCCAGCAGAAACAGTAAAATTTGATCATAAAAAAGATCTACCAAAGGATACTGTTCTAGTAAGAATGACAAGAGACAATTATAGTTATGATACATTGGGGTATACCTTTACAAAAGACCATCCTTTTGTTGCAATGAAAGAAGAAGAAGCTCAAGAAGTTTTTGACAGAGAGGAAGGTTTTAGATTAGCTAATCCAAAAGAGGCTCAGGATTTCTATAACTAACTAAAATCTTAAAATGATAGATTTATATGTAAATACAAATTCTCCAATTAAACACAAAGTGCTTTGGCAGGGAGAAATTGTTGCAGCAGATTCGGTTCCAACGGTAGCAGTCTATGACATTACCGAAGACGCCACAATCTCTCCATTAGTTTCCCCTGCAACGCTTTTAGTAACTCTTACCTCTACGGCAGTTGAAACAGACATAGGAGTCTATCAAGTATTCTTACCTCTTTCATATGTTCAAAGAACACGTAAATTTAAATTTGTATGGTCATACGCAGTTTCTTCAAATGCAGTAACTTATACAGCATATGTAAATGTTATAACCCCATACGTTGACGTATTACAGGCGGCAGACGAATTAGGAATTTCTTTAGACTCTAGTGATCCAAACTATAAAACATATTATCAATTACAGCTAGCGGAATCTTACGCTAGAAAAATGATAGAGTCTTATACTACTCAAGATTTTTATTTATATGATGACGTAGAAGTTGTTTACGGCGGAAACTCAGACATCCTTACTCTACCGTATAAAATAAATTCAATTCATAAATTATACGCAAACGATATTCTTTTAGTTAATAATTTAACTAATGTTAATAACTGGCTTTATACCCCAATTGTTTCTGAGACGGGGTTTGGAATCAGAGTAGATAGAACTAATCTAATAGACAACATAGTCTATACAGCTAACGGAATGGTTCCTCCATCAATAAATGATACTTACACTGGAGACGCATTTGTTGCTAATACTAGATACAGGGTTGCTGGAAGATACGGCTGGTCATCAGTTCCAGTAGATGTACAAGAAGCATGCACCATAATTATGGGAGATTACTTTTCTAAAGACTCAGCGTGGAAAAATAAATATATTAAGAATATTCAAACCTTTGACTGGAAATTTGAATACGCATCTAATGTTTACAAAGGGACTGGGAATGTTCAAGCCGATCAACTACTAGATAGATACGTAGTTAATCGAATGATTGTAATCTGATGATAGACTTAGTCCAATCGCTTCTGCCGATGAAACTAGATGTATACAGGCAGATAGACTCTCAAAATGCTAATACGGGTGCTATAGTAAAATCATGGGTATATTATAAAACCATAGATTGTTACGCAAAGGGAAACATAAGTAATTCTTCTTCTAGTAGAAGTATGGATAAACAGTCTTTTAGTAACAAATATAGAAATGAACAACTTATTGAAATTAGAACTGAGGAAAGAATAACTCTTAGAGAAAAAATAACTAACATTAGAGACATGAATAGTAATGCAATTTGGACTGAGTTAAATTACCCATCAGACACCCCCACCGTTTTTGAAGTAACTGGATCTACTCCGATAGTGGATCCATTTGGTAAAGTTATTGCTTATAATTCTACGGCAATTAGGTCGGAGAATCAACAAATTGAATAACTCAGTCATGCTTATCACAGCCGCATCTGGATTAGAGCGACTAATGTATGGTGGTAAAAATAATGGAATTATAAAAGACAGCAATGTGGCACAAATATCTGCGGCTATATATTATCAGGCTAGCGTTATATCTAAATTAGAGACAAGTGTTGCATTTAAAAATAAATTTAAAAAAGTTATATTTACTCAGATCAATAAAGATTTTGGTGAGTATATAGATGCTCAGGCAAGAATAAAGCCACAGTCATTTCATCACGTATATGAGTGGAAAAAGGTTGGCCAAAAGGATGCAAGGCTATTTAAAATAAATATGATAGACGGATCTGGTATTTCTTTTAAAGTTAATTATGAATTTAAACAATCTAAAACTCCAGTTCCA